ATTTACGGTGACCAAAGCCACGACCACAGTGAGGCCGTCCGATACGAGCTGGCGAAGCTCGAGAAATTGGACGCGCACTGCTGGATCGTCGCCGCAGCCGAAAAATACTTGGAGGACCGGCAATGAGCGGCCCAGTCGCGCTGGGCGCGTATCTCATCCTGCTCGCGCTCATCCTGATCTTCAACAATTCGGCGCACAGGCGCTGACATCGATTTTTCCAAAAACAAGGCCATCTCTTCGAAGGTGGCCTTTTTCAATGCCCCGTTGGGGCGGGAAGGAGGCCGTCATGGACGAAGTGACCATGACGCCGGAAATGACACCGCAGGGCGACAGTCTGCCGCCCGAGAACATTCAGGTCGTGTCCGAGGAGGATGCGGCCAAGGCCGTGGAAGGATTGGAGGACTAGCAGCATGGCAAGCGTCAGCGCTTTGATCAACCGCATGCGCTACTGGTGCGCCGTGGCGAATATGGGCTACAGCCAGTCCGACCGTTGGAATTTCAACGCTTCGGCGGGCAATTGCGACTGCTCCAGTCTGGTGATCCACTGTCTCAAGGAGGCGGGATTCGACACCGGCAGCGCCACCTACACCGGCAACCTGTCCGACAATCTGACCAAGCGCGGCTGGACTCGTCTGCCCGCGAATGGCAATCCGCAGCCGGGCGACATCCTGCTTAACGACGTGCACCACGTCGCGGTCTATCTTGGTGGCGGCAAGCTCGCACAGGCTTCCATCAGCGAGCGTGGCACCGCATACGGGTCGGCGGGCGACCAGACGGGCCGCGAAACCAATATCAGGCGCTATTACAGCTATCCATGGAACTGCTATCTGCGATACGGCGGCAACGCGGGTTCCACCGCATCCACCGGCGCTCTCGCAGTGGATGGCAATGTTGGTCCGGCCACCGTGCGCCGTTGGCAGCAGGTGATGGGCACCGCGGTGGATGGCATCATCAGCGGCCAGCAGGTGCCCGACGGGCGCACCTATGCTCGCCCAGCCATCGATTCGAGCGTGGTCCGCTACGGCAATGGCGGCAGTGATCTGATCCGCGCCGTGCAGCGCCGCCTTGGCTGTGGCACTGACGGTCTGCTTGGCCCGGTCACCATTCGCTCCATCCAAGCGCATTACGGTCTGGCGCAGGATGCGAGCTTCGGCCCCGCGACCGCGCGAGCCTTGCAGTCGGCGCTCAAACAGGGACGATTCTAAGGAGGTTTAAATGGCTCAACATGCAGCGCCAACGACTTTGGAGACCACAGTCAACAATCTCACCAACGAACGCGAAGACGGTCAGGACAACCAGCAGCCGGACGCGTACACACCAGTATTTTCGAAGCAGGTACGTACCGTGGTCTACGTGCTCGGTCTGATCGCTTCGTGCGTCGGCCTCGGCTTCATGACATTTGGTGACGCGGCCATCGGCGGGTACATCAGCACTGTGGCCGGCTTCATTGCCAGCGGTCTTGGCGTGGCCTACAATCCGCTGCGCCGTGATTGATTTTTTGGCGTGAGACTCAAACTCGCGCCGGAAACTCAACATCGCGTGGAAGAAAATTCACGCACTCGGGTGCTTGTGGAAATTCTCACACCCTGTTTTTAAATCTGCCCCTTCTCCGCTTGGAGGAGGGGCTTTATTTTTAAGGACTTTCAAAATGGGCATCAGACAGCAGACGATTGACGATTACGACGCGTTCGTGGAGAAATTCAAACCGAAGAAGACCACGGATGACTGCTATACCCCCCCCGCAGTGTATGAGACCATAAAGGACTGGGCATGCCGTGAATATGGCATCGACCCCAGGAAGGTGGTGCGGCCCTTCTATCCGGGCGGCGACTACGAACGGTTCGACTATTCCGATGGCAAGGTGGTGGTGGACAACCCACCTTTCTCGATTCTGTCAAAGATATGCAAGTTCTACCGTGACAACCATATTCCTTTCTTCCTGTTCGCACCGTGTCTCACGATCTTCTCCAGCACGGCACGCAACGGAGCGCACATGATCGTCACGGGTTCGGACATCGAATACGCGAACGGCGCGCAGGTCAACACCGGCTTCGTGACGAGTTTCGGCGATGATCTGATCCGCACCGCGCCGGATCTGGCCAACGCGATAGACGAGACCGTGAATCGCGTCAGGAAAGAGCAGCGCAGGCATCTGCAGAAATACTCGTATCCACGTGAACTGCTTACCGTGAGCAGGCTCAGGAATATCGGCAAGCGGGTCGAGTTCCGTGTCAAGGCTTCGGACGTGGCATTCACGCCTAGGCTCGCTTCGCAGAAGGCCGTGAAGAAAGCCATCTTCGGCGGCGGCTATCTGATGAGCGAAACCAAGGCCGCGGAACTGAAGGCCGCGGAACTGAAGGCCGCGGAACTGAAGGCCGCGGAACTGAAGGCCGCGGAACTGAAGGCCGCGGAGGATGTGACCGTATGGCCTCTCAACGACAAAGAAAAACAGATCATCGGAAAACTCGGTTAAACATCGCCCCTCTCTCAGCATTGCTGGGGGAGGGGCTTTTTCGTGTTATTCGGCGTGTTTGCGTGGCCTTCCTCCGCCGACACCGCGGCCGGGGCGTTGTGTGTTCCATTGGTCGATGGTGTCGGGGAGCCAGCCGCGCGTGCGGCCGATGGTGGCGTCCGGCTGGGGGAGCTTGTAGGCGCTGACGGCGGCGGTGCTGATGCCGAGACGTCTGGCCACGTCGGTGACGCTCAGGTATTCGATGGTCATGTCAGTCCTTCCTTCCGGCGATGAGCGCGAAGACGGCGCTGACGATGGCGCATCCGGCGGTGAGCGCGAACGGCCAGCCGAACCATGCGCTGGCGGCGGTTCCGAGCGCGAACACCGCGCTGACTATCGATTCCGTTCTCATGATGTTCCATGGCATAATCGGAGATGTGGGGTTCCGGCCCCCAGGTCTGGCCGGAACCCTTTCTCACTTTTTCCTCTTCGGCTTCCGCCTCATCTCCTTGATGAGTCCGGTCACGGCTTTGATGAGGGCCGCGAGGCTCGCGACGAGGAGCGAGATGCTGGTGATTATCTCCGATGGTGTCATGTTCACCTCCTTTCCTTGATATAAACTATATTAGCGCAGTAAATAAAGTAATGCAAGCCGAAACACGAAAAACATAAGAAAAACAGCGGATTGATAGACTTGATGCCACGCAAACGAAGGGGCAAGCATGGCCTACACGATCCGCCAATACCAGACGAAAAGCGGAAAAAGATACGAAGTCAGATACCGTAAGCCGGACGGCACGGACACAGGCAAACGCGGCTTCAAACGCAAAATGGACGCCGATGCCTGGGGCGCAGCGAACGTGACCACAGCTAAAAGCGTCGGAGCGTACATCGACCCACAAGCCGGAAGACGCTTGGTCGAAGACTTCTGGGAGCCATGGCTGGCCGCAAAAAAGACCAAGGCCAAACCAAGCTACATCAAGTCATTGGAGGATGCTTGGCGCGCGCATGTCATGCCTCAATGGGGAGTACGCGAAGTCCAGTCCATCACAATGGACGAGGTGCAGCGGTGGGTCACCGATCTGGCTGGCAGGCGCAGCGCGTCAGTGACCATCCGGGCTGAAAACCTCCTGCGCAGTCTCATGGAGAGGGCAAAGGCCGATCGGTGCATCCACGACAATCCATGCGACGGCATCGAGCTGCCGCGCAAGCAGGTGCGGAAGCATGTCTATCTGTCGGCCGATGAATTGTCTCGTGTGGCGATGCAGTGCGGGTGGCGTGAGCCGATCGTGCTGACCTTGGGCCTGTGCGGCATGAGGTGGGGCGAGCTCGTGGCGCTCCGTGTCGAGGATGTCGATCTGCAACGCTGTCGACTGCATATATATAGGAGCATCACGCGTCTTTCCAGCAGGATGGTGGAGACCGACCCGAAGACCCATGATGGACGCTCGGTGATGTTCCCCTTGGTGTTGCGTCCGCTGCTCGCCAAGCAATGCGAGGGGCGCGAGCCGTCCGATTTTCTTTTCACCGCTCCCGGCGAGCCTCTGGACGAGCCGATGGGCAACGGCTGGAATCCGACGCGGCACGATGGGTGGTTCGCGGTGGCGCTTCGCCGCGCGGGCGTGGAGCGTGGCCACATGACGATTCACGATCTGCGGCATACCGCCGCTTCGCTCATGGTGCAGTCCGGCGCTAATGTCAAGACCGTGCAAAGGCAATTGGGGCACAAGTCCGCCGCCATGACGCTCGACGTGTATGCCGACCTTTTCGACGATGATCTGGACGATTTGTCGGAGAGAATGGGCGGTTTGCTCTTTTCGCAGAATGTGGGCAAAATGTGGGCAAAAGCGACGCAAGGCATTGATGGAACCGTTGAAACGGCAAGTGTCTGAAGCTTTTCTCCTGCGGGTTCGAGTCCCGCTGGAGGCACTTTTGGAAACCGCCAGAGATGGCGGTTT